TTCAGCGCCATGGCCACCAGTTAAATCTTTAAAGGTTTGCAATAAAGCATCTAATCCTTCAATGGAAACCTTGCCCTTTTTAATCAGATTGGATCGATCTAGTTTACTCATTAATTCACCAGCTCCACGCAGTCAACCTGCAAAGTGTGGTCGCCCTCATCGACATTAATGATGCTTGCAATGTTAAAGATTCGCGCATCCATTTTGATCCGGTGGCCATGCTCCAGACCAGCAAACCATCTCAGGGTGATCCGGTGGGATAGTTCTGGCCTGACCGATTTAGCGTAAAATCCTTCTCTGGATGTGAGTGGTATTATTCCTCCCCATCGTGTTTGTGAGGTGGTCCAACTCATCACAGGCTGACCCATGGCATCCCTTGTGGATGTCGGTGTTTGAATCTCCACCCTGTATTGCAATAGTCCTGGGCGCATTAGTGGTAGATCCCTGTGGTGTAAATCTTGATAATCGATTCCACAGCCATCGGAACTTCTTTAAGGTCACCATCTGTGACCGCTGATCGGTTTTCATACAGATGGGCAGCATAAAATAACATTCCAGATTTGAGCAATTTAGGCACTAGGTTAGCATTGGCATAGCCTGTGGTATAACTTACCTCCACAGCATTTACTACCTCTGCAGTGGCTGGCCATGAATCGCCAAAGGCAGGGGTGATCCTAGCAGGGTTAGACACTAGATCTTCTATCCAGTCATCCATTTCCTGAGTAATGTTTTTTGAGTCTGCGTAACTGATATCTTGTACCGATTGGACTGGGCCTCTTGGCAGATAAATGATGTCATCGAAATAATCCAAAGCCAGCAGAAGTGTCTGACTGGCTATGGATATCTCGCACTGGCTTTCAAAGTACATCCTTGCACTGGTGATGCAGCTATTAAGCAAAGCATCATCAAAACTACCATCAATCCTTAGATGGTTTTTTACTTCTGACAGTGTCAGAGGTTCGGTTGTCGGTGGTGTCACTACCTGAATTCTGCCCTTGATTTCCATTTTTTCGCACCTCAGGTATGACTTTTGAACTAGCCTTTTCAGTTGCTGCTGGTGTTGCAGGACTGGCATAACCAATCCTGCACCATTCAACAGCCACATCTTCTGGAAGATCAACCACCTGTCTAGTCCTAAAGGACTTTCCAAGACCAGACAGGTTTTTTAAAATAGTTACTAGCATTAGGAAGCCGCCATGATTAGGTGTTTAACAGGGTTATAAGTGGTTGCATTTGCGCTCAAAAGCAAACCAGAAGATCTAGCAATAGCCACCCAACCAATCTGGCCAGAGGTTGCATAGGTTTCTGATTGGCGCACAATGGTGATGCCACCATCGCCTGCAACATCACGCACAAAGTACTTGCTGAAATCACCAAACAACAACACTTTGCCAGCAGCAGATAAGGAAGATGCCATGTTGCTGTTCAATGTCACAGGATAACCCATGATTGTTGGAACTCTGGCATCTGCACCTGCATAGGTCTGGCTGAAGATGGGTGATCCGTTATCATCTTTCAATTTGGCAATGGCTGCCAAGATGGAAGGATGACACATGAAACCAACATTGCCAGTGGTCTTATATGCCTGGTCTACAGAGAACACCAAATCGATGATCTCGTCCACAGTGATCGCATTAGTTGCGCTAGCAGTTTTACCAGCTGCACTACCAACCACAATACCTTGGGGCTGGGATGATCCAGTTCCAGTGGTGAACAAGGTTTCCTGAATCCGGCCAATTCTAATACCGGCTTGTTCAGCAACAAGGCTTTCAACATCAATCAAGGCATCTTGCATAAGTTCATAGCTGGTCAAAACCTGACCACTTGAAAACTTATAGGCAGCCATGGTTTTGTTGGTGAAAGTCAAAGCTACTTCCGAGATAGAACCATTTTCAGCAATCAGGGTTCCAGCATTGGAAGTATCATCCAAGCATGGCATCTGAATGTTTGAACCATTGCTGGTGCTGATTACAGTTGCCACCTGACGGACAGCATTATAATCACGCATAGCTTGGGTCAAAGTACCGTAAAACTCATCATTAACCAAGGCACCACCGATGCCAGTGGAACCAACACCTTGGGCACGAGCTTCAAGGTTAAGTTCGTTGGAATTAAGGTCTAGGCCAATTTCATTTGCTGCAGCAGCAAATTCTGACCTAAAACCCCTAGTGCCTTTAAGGAACCAACCACGCACAGCATTAGCTTTGGTGCGCTTGGATTTTTTATCGGAAAGATCAGCAACAAAGTTAGGAGCTGCGATAGGTGCAGATTTTCTTACACTGCGTTTGACAGCTTCAAGCTTTTCCGAATTCTGTTGCATGGATGCACTGCCAGCAGCAGCATCTTCCAAGACTGCAACTCTCACATCGATATCAGCAACGGATGCAGCAAGATTATCAAAGGAAGTTTGTTCCTCTGGGGTCAATGCCCTAGCTGCCATGGCTTCCATGGATTTTACTTTTTCCAAACGATCAAGCTGCAAGGCTTTGATTTCACTAATACTCATAGGTATTTTTCCTTGAAAAAGAGTTCTTCAAGGTGCCCGCTATACGCAGTGGCACCATGCCGGAATGCTCCGGTGGCCACCATGCGTAAATACTGCAGGGCTAACCCCATTTTCACATGGGTTGGGAATGTGTCAAACTGTATGGAATGATTTAGAAATGTCATGTAACCATTTGTAACGGTTACAATATGTTACAAAAAAAGCCCCTAGGGATTAGCTAGGGGCTAGTGGATTGGATGAGAGTTATCTTAACCAAGAGATATTACTTTTAAGGTAAACATAAACAGGGGCCAATAAAAGAAAGGCAATAAAACCAGCAATGAATATCAGAATAATACGAATGGTTAAACCAATTAAATAACCCATGCTTTGTGCGTCTGATTTTTTAACAACATTTGAATTTTGGTTGCTTGGCATAGCCGTGTAAATAACATGCAATGGGATTGTGATAAACAACCCAAAGAAGCCACACATAAAAGCCATAAAATGTAATACGATAAAAACAGCATGACCCATGGTTCCATCCTCAGTTAGAGTAATGAAACCATGCTATCAGATCACTTTTGGGATACCAAGATTATTTTACTTTTAACAGGCTGACCAGATTTATTCTTCTTTGGATCTCTGATTCCTGCTCCTGTTTTTCTGCTAAGAAACTTGACAGGCTTCTTAGGCCTATTTCAGTATTGAGGTAGGCAGGATAAGTGACTGCAGACACATCATGCAAATCTACATCGAGCAGGGTTCGGATGTTCTTTTCCCCCTCTTTATCCCATGAATCTTTCTTAGTCACAAAAGCAAAGCTCATCTGGGTAACATCTCCCCTGGACATTGAAACCATGAGATCCCTTGCATAGCTGGTGTCCGGTGGGGTGATCTCAACTAGTAACCCTTCAGAATCCACAGAAAGATTAAGAGTGCCACTGGTGGACCTACCTAGGATTAGGTTCTGGTCATGGTTAATAAGTGCGCGAACATCTGCACCCTGTGCCAGTGATCGGGTGAAAGCTTTAGGATCTATCTGTTCTAGGAATCCACCCAAGTCCTGAGACCTATTCGGACTAAACTTGGCAGCATAACCCACCAGTTTTTTTCCATCAGCTTCAACTCGGAATTCTGTGGTGAATCTTGTTTCTAGTTTAACCATGATGTTTTCTCCCAGTTAGCTTTGGTATCGATCCAGTTTACTAATTTAGCATCGGCCAAAAGTTTTAGATTTCTAGGGGTTGCTGATCCAGCTAAGTCCAGCCATTCAGCCTTCAATGCTTCACAGTGATCTGCAGCAGCTCGGACACCACCACCCGATTCTGGCTGAATAAATTCCATGACAGGCTCAAGGATTATTTGCACCCTCTCTTGATGGGCTTCTAAAAACTTTTCTAAGGCTGGGATAAAATCCCCAGGCTTATTAGAAATACGGCCAAGATGGTTTGCTTCAATTTTGCGGATCTGCTTTCGGGCAGCTTCCAAAAGTTTGGCAAACCCAAAGGTATTTTGTTGGGGGGCAGGTGCTGGGCTTGGATCGGGTGTGGGGGGATTAATTTTTAAACCTGAGAATATGGAATCCAAAATAGTCTGATCCAGAAATGGGAATGATGCCAATGCAATAGCCTTGGCTGATTCCATCGGGATTAAACCTTCACCAACCTTGGCCACTAGGTCAACCAGACTGGTGATCTGTGCGCCATTCAAAGCTGTTGCTGCAACATCTGCAGTAGGTGGTGCTGCTGGTGCTGATGCTGTGGGGTCTTGTGGGCTTGTTGGCAGTTGTCCAGTCAGGGCTGCAGCATCCACTGCCACCTGTGATTGACCAGGGCCAAATGCTGGATCCATGTTTTTTGGAATCATGTACCCATCAAGTCCTGAAATGCTTGGTAGGTTCTCAAGTGCCCTAACATCATTACGGCTAAGCCATCCCCAGTTTAAAGCCTGAGCATAGAAAGATGATCTGCCTGCAGTGTCACCCCTAAGTAATGCATCTTGATTATGCTCTGCATAAAGCTGGTCAAGTGAGCTAATCAGTTTAAAATTTATTTCCTGTTCCCATCGGATTAACCAAGGGCGCAAAGTTTCCTGAAGGAATGCTAAGTTATCTTGTTCCAGACTGCTGTAAGTTCCTGCACCTGCACCAATTTTGGATGCTGGAATCTTAAACCATCGAGCTATTTCCTGAAGTTGAAAGCTGCGGGATGCTATCCACTGGGCATCATCGGGTGGGGTGCCGATTGTTTGATAGGTTACACCATTCTGCAGAATAGCTACTCTGTGGGCATTCTTAACAGTGGCATGCATATCCTCCCAAGATTTACGCATGTTCTGAATAGCTTCTGAATTTAGTTTCCCTGGTACTGAGATGACCCCAGCAGGTTTTCCACCCTGACCAAAGAAAGTAGATCCGAATTCCTCAACTGCCATTCCAAGACCTATACTGTTTTTAGCCTGGGCAATTACGCTATAGCCTTTGACACCATCAAAGCTTAATCCTTTGATATGCAAAATTTCTGTGGGTAAAAAGATCACTGATCCGTATTTGTAAAACAGTTCCCCTTTTTCATCACGCACAGGTTCCACCTGTGATGGATCCAATGGCCAGAGTTGTTGTACCCTGCCAGAGTTTTTATCTCTGACTATTTCTGCGTATCCATTGCCCCAAACGAGTGCATGACCCATCATGGTTTCACGGAAAGTTAAGGCAGACATTTCTGGGTTTGGTTGGTCGTGCAGGATTCGATATAGGGGATGATCATTAGCCTTGGATCTGGAACCATCATGGCCCCTTCTGAACACTTGCAATGGCAGACTGGCTACCCCCTCAGAGATCGCCCGAACTGCTGCCCAAACTGCGCTATAGGTCATTGAGGATGCTTGATTAACATTCTGGCCAGTGGTGCTTATGCCTGTGTAGGTCCATGATCCTGAATCACTAATCAAACTATATCCAGCGAGTTTGTTTACGGTGTTTGCAAATAAGGATCTGATGGATTTAAATGGCATGATTTACAGGAATTCAATCCCTGCTCCTGTGGTTTCAGTGTGTGTTTCTGCTCCTGCCGTCACCATCCAACGACCCAAACCCATCACTAGGGCGATAATACCATCTATTTTGTCACGACTTTTCTTTTTAGACAACTTGTAGTTATTATTGTCATCGAGACTCACACTGATGTTGCCAAGGTTCCAGCGTAAAACAGGGTTTCCATCATGCGAAATCTGCTTGGCTAGTATCCATTCTTCTAGTTTTTTGGTGGGTGGGCTTAAGTTTGCAGGAGTCTGCCCAAACTTGACCATGCTGAAATCATCAGACAGTTCATGAACAATTTGATCACTGTGCCAAGGGTCGTATGCAATCTCTTGAATCTTGTAGATTTCGCCCAGTGCCATGATGTCTCTTTTGATCTGTCGATAGTCCACCCGATTACCAGGAGTAGCTGTTATTTTTTTAGCCTTTACCCATGGCTTAATTCGAAATCGGTTTAGTCGCTCCCGCAGTTTGTCAGCTTCTTCAGGTGCCCAGTAGAAGGGCAGAACATAGTGTGGTTCATCTTCATTTTCACTTGGGAAAAAAAGTGTAAGGGCGGTCATATCCATGGTCGCACTTAGATCAAGACCCGCCCAACATTCCCTGCCAGTCATATCGGGAACTGGTATCTGGCATTCATCCCACTTAAGTGGACTGATCCATCTAACATCCGTTTCAATCCATTGATTTAAATGATCCCTTCTAAAGGCTGCTTCCAGTGCTGGGTTGTCTTTGCACTCCTGCACCTTCTGATGAAAGTAAGCTGGCTTAACTGTGATGCCATAGCCAGGGTTAGCTTTCTTCCAAGTGGCTTCACTGGTCCAGTCATCATCGATATCAGCAGCAAAGATTTTTGCATAGAATGTTTTGTCTTGGATAGTTCCATCCAACCATTTCATAGCCTGACTATGCATGTCGTGACAGAAGGATGTTCGATCACTGCCAGCAGTGGTTATCATCACGCAGAGTGGTTGCCTTCTAGCTAGGGTTCCAGTCATCAGGGTGTCATAAAGTTCGCGCGATTTCTGGGTGTGCAGTTCATCAATAACAATTCCGTGAGGGTTCCCACCATGGGCGGTGTGTGCATCTGCACTGATCGACTTGTAGAATGATTTTGTATCAGGGTAGATGATGGTATTTTTAAATGGTTGCAGTTTTGCAGCTAGTGGTGGGCATGCTTCAACCATGTTCTTAGCTGAATCAAAACAGATGTGGGCTTGCTCTCTGGAAGCTGCTGCAGAATATATCTCTGCTCCTGGTTCACCCTCTATCAAAAGCCACAGAGCAATTGCAGATGCTAGTGTTGTCTTGCCAGCTTTTCGCGGCACTTCCAAATAAACCTGCCTGATAATCCTGTTCCCATGCTTATCTACTTTCCCAAACACTTCACGCAGTATTTCTTTCTGCCATTCCTGAAGTGTGAACCTCTTCCCTGACCATTCACCTTTATGATGTTTCAAGGCTCGTTCGATGAATGGAATGATGAGTGGTTCAGCAGGTTTTTTCTTTGGTTTCTTAATCGCCATTGGCACCAATATCCACACCACAAAGATCCTTGATCCAATTTCCTTGAGTAACCACAGGATCAGAAACCATCTTGGATCTGGCCATGGGTGATAACCCAAGAGATTTCCCAAGGGTGGAAAGTCTCGCTGAAAGACTGGTTAACTGATCTACTGCTGGATCTGACTTCTTTGGTCGGCCATCCTCCTGGATGAATCCACCAGAATTATTTATCTGTTGCTGGCATCGTACAACTTGGCTGTACATCGCACAGTAAACAGCGATAGCATCAGCATCCATATCTGCTACTGAGAACTTGGTAAACCATTGCCCGTTGATTTCCTCGACACCATCTCTAAACGCTAC